CTTTTTCAGAGTAATTTTCCAACTCTTCATTAGTTACCTCTTCAGGGGGATCTGAGGGCTTTCTGTTGCGATCTGCGGGTGGAGTGTCGTCTACTACTTCAACTTCAACCTCGCCATCTTTTATAATATTACTTTTCTTTCCGGGTTTTTGAAGCTCTTCACGGCCTACAGCTCCCTCTACTTCTACATCAGGAGTTGTTTCCTCTTGAGCTACTTCTACTTCAGCAGCGGCTTCGGTTTTGTCTGGGTCTGGAAATTCGTATTCTACTTGTTGCATTGGCATAGTCTATTCCTCACGCACGAGTGATTGCTCTCGGATTGGCGACAACCGCTTCAATAGAGTCGTCATTCATCAGACGATACTCTTGGTTGCCTAGTTTGAACCGTGTTCCGGTGTTAGCTCGGAACATTACATAGTCCCCAACCTTACACCATGGTCCGTTTACGAATCGTTCTTTGTCGCTGTAAGCCTCGTCGCCCATATCTACTACAGCTCCAATAGTAGAAAGGATGTACTCTTCACGCTTTGTTTGGTCTGCTTTAATAAGACCGCTGTCCCCAAAGGTTTCCTCCACGTTAGGGAGTGCTATGAGTATCCTGTAGCCCACAGGTTTAGGGATGAACGCATCCATGTCTTCGTCGGATATTTTCATCTCATCTATCTTTTCTTGTCGCTTCTTCTCAAGAGCCGTCATTTCAGTCATCGGTTTCTTCCATATAGTTACGCGAGAGGTCATTTATTTCACGTAGCGCGGTGTCCAGACCCCGAAGCACACCACACACTTCTTTATACGCGGCATAGTCTTTAGCTGCACCGGATCGTACAAATTCTTCGCTAGACCGTTTATGGTCTGTAATTTTATCTGTTAGCACGTCAAAGACGGTTTTAGCCATTATCTATCCTCTTTAAGGTCAACAAAAATAGGGGTCTGCTCCCCTACCCATGCACCGGCAACATTAAACTCAAAATACTCTACTGCCTCTTCGTAGGGCATATCATTAGCCAGTATGTCTATACACATATCCCTGTCATAGACAGCAATGTTCGGGTGACCACAACGCTCCCCCGTCCCTATAAAGGCCGCATCAAAGCCATCAGCTAGTAAAAGGTCTTCCTCGTTGTCATTAGCCGCCATTATCTATCCTCTCTGTCGTCACGTAGGGCTTCGTCTCTGTCACGTTCAGCTTCAGCTCTGTCTCGTCGTTCTTCAGTAACAGCTTTAGTTGCATCGACCATAATCTTAGCTTCCGCCTGATCGTTCTTAGCCTGAGCTTGGTCGTTCTGCGATGCTATACGGTTTGCTTCTAGCACTGTTGTGGCTTCTGCTTTTTCTCTATCAAGCTCTAGTCGTCCTTGGTCTAACGCCAACTCTCCCGCATCCTTAGCTGCTTTGCGCTGTAACTCGCCAGCTTCTAGCCTTAGTTCTTCTTGCCTCATTTGGATTACAGGGTCTTGTGCTTGCTGTTGTGCTTGTTGCTGTGCCGCTTGCTGCTCATGCGTCTGAGTAAGCTGTATCGCTGCTTTTGCCTGTAGTTGAGCTATTTGGTTCTCTAGTTCTTTCGGTAGCTCTTCATCTATAGCCGGTAATGGAGCACCTATCTTCTGCTCTATCTGTTGTCTATATAAGAAAGCAGTATGCTCCGCAATATGAGCCTGTAACTCCCCCATGATCTGGTTAGCCATTGGGTTCTGCCCTATGATTTGAGCTATCATGGGGTCTTGCATAAAGGCTTGGTGGGTTGTTATATGTGCCTGATGGTCTTGGAACATAAAGGCTTTCATTGGAGACCCTACTAGAGCGTTCATATTTTCGCTAACAGGGTCTACTGGCTTCATATCGTCGTCAGTGGGTACTAACTTATCTGCGTTCTTAATCCCTAGCACCTCGATCATTTGACGGTGCAACTGGGGTAGATCGTAGATTTGTGGGGTGGCCTGTGCCATCTGCAACACGGTTTGATATTGCACAACTCTTTGTGCCATCGTGCTGCTATTGGGGTCGCTGACAGGAATTACTTCCACCGTGGCATAGTCCGCTTGGCGGGCGCGGGCAGTACCACGATCAGGCTCATAACCGTACTCTAATGGCGCATATTCAGCCATAATCGCTCTAAGAAGCTTAAATTCCTGCTTCATCGCGTAATGGACGCGAGATTGTACCGCTGCCATTGGCTTCAATGTACGCTCAAGTAGAGCTAATGTTGTTCCAACTGGCGCATTTGCGCTCATATCGGAGATGTTCATGTCAGAGATCGCTCCAAGACGGCGACCTTCCTCTGTGATCTTGTCTAATAGCGCAAGTAACGTCTGACTTGGCTCTTTATAGGGTAATGGTAGGATATTATCCCGTATTGACCCGCTAGGTACGTCCACATCCCTGAATTCACCCGGCCCGATGGGAGTATCGCCCGTTGTGACACGCATTCCACGCGATTTTAAGCCGCCCGGTAGGTTAGAAAGTGTACCAGCGTCAACTAATTGACGGATTAATGACGTTCCAGCCCTTGCATATCCGCCAATAATGTGTATCAAACCTAGGCCGTAGAAGCCAAAACCCGGAACATAGACATAATGGACAAAATGTTGACGCTTGAGCGTCAAAGAATCGTCAGGGTTCCAGTTTCGACGTACCGCAAGTACCGTTCCTGTACCTTTTTCGATGGTAACCACGTAAGGTTTGGCTACTTGTAGGTCGTCTTCGTCGTCAACAACCTCTCCATCCGCCTCATCCAGCACTAAATCGGCATGAATCTCGTATACAGCGTACCGATCATCCGCATTTACCGACATTCCAGCCTGTTCAGCCTTAGCTTCTTCAATATCTGTAGAGAATGAGACCGGATCGCCTAATGTTACGTTTCTGTAGAACCCTGCTGCTTGCAGTTTGACCATCTCGTTCTTGGTCTTACGCATGATATGAGTAACACGTTCCGCCGCTTCTAACGTAGAGGCTCCGTAGGGGACAACCATATCTTCTGCGGGGATGTAGATAGCGATCTGACGACCGATGTTGGGGTCGTAATAGACCTTCTTGAACGCTGACCCTGCGAGTCCTAAGCTGTAAAGCATACGTTCGTGTTCAGGGCGATACTCGACCATCACATCTGTAAGCTCGTAATTCATGTCTGTTTTGACGCGTAAGGCCGCATCTTCTTTTTCTCGACTAATTTCTCCCAAAATTTTAGTCTTCACTGGACCCGCTGCTGGGAACGTCTCGCTCATTGCTTCCGCTTGGAATCGAATCGCTGCTTCTGCTAATACTGTACTATATACACCACAGGCGTTTTCCCACGGCTCAGTCCTGTCTTCGTAACTAAACCCTAGGACTTCAAGACCTTTTACAAAAGTCTCAGCCCAATCACGTCGTGAACCTATGTCATCATCTACCGCAGCAACTAGATCAGCCGACAACTCAGTTAGCTGACCGTCATCCATGTACTCAGCAAGGTTGGCATCAAACGGTGCGTTAGCAATATCTGTGTCCATTGCATCGGGTACAAGCGTAATCTCTACTGTACCGTCGTCTAAGGTCACCATTTCTGGATCTATGATTTCAATCTCCAACTCGCTTGTTTCTTCTTCCATGCCCTCTGGCATGGCGTACAATCCTTTTTCAATAGCCATTAGTAGTATCCGCCTCTACGTTGCTTGAAGTATTGCTCTTCCTCTGCTTCATCAGAAGGCAACCTTATAAACCCACCTTTTCTAAACCGCATAAGTGCCAATGACACAGAGTCCACGTAGTCATCATGCTCCCCCGCTGGGAAACTAGCAACCTCGTCAATAACCTCTTCCGCCCAGTGCCTGTTCGGTGCCCACACCATACCAGATGCAAACAGATCAGACACGGAGTTAAGCCTCGTTATTTTGTCATTCCCTCGTGTCGGCGTAAACTCCTGCACAGGAATACCCATCGCTCGCATCTCATAGATAAGTGGCGCACCTGATGCTTTTTTCTCCACAATACACGAGTCTGGTTGCCAACTGTCGTACTGCTCTATCGCTACCTTCTTAAGCTTGGGGAACTCCATCCTATCTCGAAAGGCATTGAGCAATATAATATTAGCCTGAGTTACTCCCGCATCATCCGGTTGGTAGAATACCCCCCATACGGTCATCGCTGAGTAGTCAGCTCTACTACTTTTCTCGAACGCCGTATCCCATGCCATCAGTATGTATTCACAGGGTGGTGGATCTTCTTCCTCCCACTCCTGCCACCACTCACGTTTGACGATAGCAGACACTTCCGATGTCGGGTTCTGCTGATACTGCGCCATCCACTTACTGTTCGGTAGTTCTTCTTGTAGCGCCGACAGCTCTTCCTTAGCCCAGAACTCAGGCC